GTTGATATTGAAGAAAATAGATCTGGTTTAAACGATTGGTATTTTAAAAAATTACGTAAGCCAAAGACTCCCCTATCTGATTATGCAGAAAGCATTTATCCTGTAATGTCTCTAATTAAACAAAATAAAATAACAGATAAAAATTTATTTGCTGGATTTAATTTACGAAGAGATGCTGCCTATCACATGGATGCAACAAAATTTGGTTTATGGTTAAGAGACCACTATTGTTTACCTAGAAAAGTTACTCACATAAAAGAAGATATTAAAAGCATCGAACAAGATGAAGAAGGCATTAAAACTTTAAATAAAAAACATAAGGCAGATTTATTTATTGACTGCACAGGTTTTAAATCTTTATTAATAGAACAAACATTAAAATCAGAGTTTATAGACTACTCCTCTTTATTGCCTAATAATTCAGCTTGGGCTACTAAATTAAATTATAAAAATAAAAAGAAAGAATTAAACTCTTACACAAACTGTCAGGCATTAGATAATGGCTGGATGTGGACTATACCTTTGTGGTCAAGAATGGGTAAAGGATATGTTTACTCAAATAAATTTGTATCTGATGATGAAGCATTAAAAGAATTTAAAAAACATCTACCTAAAGGATCACATAAATTTAATCACATAAAAATGAAAGTAGGTATACACAAGGAACTGTGGAAGAAAAATGTTTGTGCTATAGGTTTATCTGCAGGATTTATAGAACCACTAGAAAGCAATGGTTTATATACTGTGCATGAATTTTTAGTTCAGTTATGTAGAACGTTAGAACGAGGAGATGTCTCTCAGTGGGATAAGGATTATTATTCTTGGTCTTGCCGTTTGATCTTCGATACCTTTGCAGAGTTTGTAGCTTTACATTATGCTTTGTCTCATAGAAAAGATACTAAATATTGGAAGAATAATTTTAATAAAAGATTCTACCCTGAGCATGTTGAAGGACTATCAAATAAATTTCCAACTAGTTTTCAAACTATATCTCATAATAAATTTAAAGAGTTTCAATACAACCCTGTTGGTGGAATACACTCTGTAGCTACGGGACTAAATTTCTTTCCTACAGATTCAGCATCTTTAAAATACTATAATATGAAATCAGACTTAAAAGATTTTGACTGGGAAACATGTATTAATAATCTAGAAGCAAAAAAAGAAAGATGGAATAAAATTATAAAAAAAGAACCATCTCTTTATGAATATCTAAAGGAAAATATTTATGCATCATCGTGATGAAAATTTAAAGGGTAAGTATTCTTTTTATTATTGGGGACCTTATTTATTTCAAACAGCAATATCTCCAAAGGTAGCTAAAACTTTATTAAGTGAAGGTAAAAAACTAACAAAAAAATTTAATGAAAGTTTAGCAGGTCAGATTAAAAAAGAGTTTATTTATACTGACGCTTCTTTCTTTATGCCTGAGTTTACAAGAATTGTTGATTTATACTTAGAAGGATATAGGCATTTTGCAAATTTACCTAACTATAAAGCCACTTTTAATTTTAAAAATATGTGGATTAATTATCAAAAGAAAAATGAATATAATCCTCCACACATACATTTTGATTGCTCACATTCTTTTGTGATATATTTAAAAATGCCTAAACAAATAAGAAAAGAATATTTAAGGAATAAAACACAATCAGCAGGAGCGGGTGCTATAAATTTTTTTTATGGCGAATATAACGAGTGGTCTAATACTAGTCATGCTTTCCTCCCTGAAGAAAATATGATATTTGTCTTCCCTTCTTTCTTACAGCATTATGTAGAGGCTTTTAAAAGTGACGTAACTCGTATCACTGTTGCAGGTAATTTTTCATTGATAAGGGCTAAAATCTGATATAATCTAGGTGCCTATGGCATTACAAAAAGTACAGTTTCTACCAGGATTTAACAAACAGATCACCGACACTCAAGCCGAAGGTCAATGGGTAGACGGAGATAATGTAAGATTTAGATATGGCACGCCTGAAAAAATAGGCGGCTGGCAGCAGTTAGGTAATAACAAGATAACAGGTGCTGCTAGAGCTATGCTTCATATTGTAAATAGAAGTGGCCAGAAGTTTTCAATCATAGGAACAAACAGAATTTTATATGCTTACTCAGGAGGTGTATTTTATGACATACATCCTATTAAATCTACAACTACACTTACAAGTGCTTTTAGCACAACAAACGGATCAGCTGTAGTTACAATAACCTTTTCTACAGGTCATGGCTTAAATCCTGGTGATATAATTTTATTAGATAATTTTACAACAATCACAGGATCTAATTTTGGTGCATCAGATTTTGATGATAATAAATTTATGGTAACCTCAGCACCAACCAATACAACAATTACAATTACAATGCCGTCTGCCGAAACAGGATCTGGTGCCACAACTTCTGGAGGTATAAGAGTTCAAATATATTATCCAGTTGGACCCGCAGAACAGTTGCCTGGATTTGGTTGGGGTCTAGCTTCTTATGGTGGTACGGTGGCTAATGCACTTACAACAACTTTAAATGGAGCAATCAATGCGTCTACAACGACGATAGTTTTAACAAGCGTTGTTAACTTTCCATCGACTGGTACAAATCACATACAGATAGGATCGGAAGAAGTATCTTACACTGGGATCTCAGGGAATACATTAACAGGCGTGACGCGAGGAGCGAGAGGCACAACAGCAGCATCTCACTCTGACGGTGCAACAATTACAAACTCGTCTGACTTTGTGGCATGGGGTGAAGCAGCATCAGGAGATCTAGTAATCGATCCAGGCCTTTGGTCGATAGATAATTTTGGTGGTAAAATTATTGCACTGATACACAACGCACAAGTTTTTGAATGGGACTCAAACGCAGCGAACGCAACAATAACAAGAGCAACAATTATTTCTGGAGCGCCAACTGCATCAAGAGATATGATTGTATCTACACCAGATAGACACTTAGTATTTTTTGGAACAGAGACAACCATTGGTGATCAATCATCACAAGATGAAATGTTTATAAGATTTTCTAACCAAGAGGATATTAACACTTACACACCTACAGCCACTAACACTGCTGGCACACAGAGACTAGCCGACGGGTCTAGAATTATGGGAGCTGTAAGAGGTCGTGATGCAATCTACGTTTGGACTGACACTGCTTTATTTACACAAAGATTTATTGGACCACCTTTTACATTTGGTTTTGCACAGGTAGGTACAAACTGTGGACTAATAGGACAGAACGCTGCGGTAGAAGTAGACGGTGCTGCGTATTGGTTTTCAGAAAACGGATTCTTTAAATATGCTGGTGCCTTACAATCACTACCATGTTTAGTAGAAGATTTTGTATTTAATGATCTAAACACTACAGCTAACCAACTTATTAATGCAGGATTAAATAACTTGTTTGGTGAGATTAATTGGTTTTACTGTTCTTCTGGTGCAACAGTAATCGATCGATGTGTAACTTACAATTACATTGAGTCTACACCTCAAAGACCTGTCTGGACTACAAGCACATTAGATAGAACAACGTGGCAAGACTCCGCTGTGTTTGGTAAACCACATGCCACAGATTACGATGCTGACTCTAACAACTCCTACGATGTTGTTGGTAATACAGATGGATGCACAATTTACTACGAGCATGAGACAGGCACAGATCAGGTTACGACTACAACCACAACAGCAATAACCTCTAACATCGAGTCAGGAGACTTTGATATTAGTCAAGGCGGTGATGGTGAGTTCTTTGCAAAGATAAGAAGATTTATACCAGACTTTGTATCTCAAACTGGTAACACACAAATTACATTACAATTAAGAAATTACTCCAATGATTCACAAGCAAGTTCTTCTCTTGGACCTTTTACAGTAACGTCATCTACAACAAAAGTAGATACTAGGGCTAGGGCTAGAGCAGTATCATTAAAAATAGCAAATACGGCTGCACAACAGAATTGGAAATTAGGTGGATTTAGATTAGATATACAACCAGACGGAAGAAGATAATGGCAAAGATAGTACAAATATTAACAAGACCTAGCCCAGAATATAGACAAGATGTTGCTGACGCACAGGTGAGAGATCTTGATAGTGTAATACAAAAATTAAATACAACATATCAACAAGAACTAAAGGATGAAGTTGACGCTCAAAACTTCTTTTTAAATTAATGTCAAATAGTTTCGTAAATGCAAAGGTAGATTTAACATCAACAGACAATACAACGTTGTACACAACTCCAAGTGCTAACGTTGCCCTAGTAAAATCAATACTAGTATCTAACGACTCTGGCTCTGGATGTAATCTAGATGTTACTCTGACAGATAGCTCTGGTAATATATTTAGTTTATTTAAAACTAAGACTATAGCAACCAATACAACAACCGAACTTTTGACTCATCCTCTTGTGGTAGAGGAGAGCGAGGTAATAAAAGTACAAGCTAGTGACGCGAACGAGCTGCACGTTATAGCTTCTATACTACAAATACAGCCAAGAGAGGTAACGACATAATGCAAACAATAAAGCCAGAAAAGATAATAGAAAAAATAAGTAATAAAAAGACTGGTGAAGAGTATAAAAACGAAGAGGAGTGGAAATCTAAGGGTATATCCCCTAATGATATTAGGAGAGATGTTACGGTAATAATGCCAAACCTTGATTTATTCCCAAAAACAAAGTAGATTGGAGTTTACAGGATATAAAACCTGCCTTAATATTTAGCTAAATTATGACGATATCAAGAGGACAGATGAAAAGACAATTATATAAAGGTGGCGGAATCATGGGCCTTTCAAAAGAGGGTATTGGTGGTGGTAGTATCAAAGGTGTTGATATGGGAAGCCGTATTGGTTTTTTTAATCCTGTTAAAGCAGCTAAGAAACTTGCTAAGAAAGCAACTAAGACTGTAAAGAAAATTGCATCATCTGATCTTGGTAAAGCTGCATTATTATATGCTGGAACAGCAGGACTTGGAGCTTTGGGAGCTGGAGCTGCAAGAGCCACAACTGGATTTGGCGGTATATTTAATCCTAGTAATGTAATGTCTAATTTAGGTGCAAGTTTTATAAACTTTAAATCAACTCCTTTTGGAGAAAAAATATTTGGAAAAGCTCTTGCAGACGACCCGAAAAGATCAGGTGGTATACTTCAAAACTTATTAGGTGCAGTAACAGGTAAAGGCACTGGCACAGGCAGTGGCATTTTAACTAAAGGTTTAGCTTTAGCAGGACTATCTACTTTTTTAACAAGTAAGTTTGGTATGACCCCAGAACAAGCTGAAGAGACAATAGCTAACCCAGAATCTAGAGCACTATACCTAAGAAGATATTATGAAAATTTAAATCCTAACGCTCAACCAGAAGAAGTAGAACAGTTTGTTGCTGCAAACGTAGCAGAATATGCTGTAGGTGGTAGAGTGGGTTTTGATGAAGGCACACCTAGAGAAGGAATAGAATCACTAATGAAACGAACACTACCTGAAGACGAAGAAATGGTTGTAATTATAGACTATGATGAAGATGGTAATCCAAGATTAATACAAGTGCCAAAGTCACAAGTAATGCCAGACATGGCAGGATATGGTTTTATGAAAAAAAGTTTACCGATTGTTGTTGATGATAAGATGGATAGCGAAGACATAGTTATACCTATGGATAAAGACCAAGTTTTAGATGGCATAGTCACAAGAGATAATAGAAGAGAAGGCAATCCATTACCACCAGATCCAACACAACCTGTAAATCCTTTTAAACCAAAACCAATAGGACCTGTGTTACCGAATAAAATGATGGCATCTAATATGGAGAACGATAAAATATTAGAAGCTCTTTTTGAAAAATATTTAGATATGGGTTTTTCTCCTAAAGAAGCAGCAGATAAAGCAATGGAGGAGTTTGATAGAATGAGTATGATGAAGACAGAAGGAAGAGGTCTTGCAGCTATAGGTGGTAAGATGGATACGGCCAGCGATAACGCTATGCAAGCGGCGGGCGTCGAGGGGCTACCTGTTAGACAAAATCCAAAAGGTGTTAAGGAACTAGATCTTAGAAAAACTGGTGGATTTATACCACCTGTTGGTATAAAAGAAAAAGCAGACGACATTCCAGCAATGTTGTCAAACAACGAGTTTGTATTTACGGCTGATGCTGTAAGAGGTATGGGCGATGGTAATGTCAATGTAGGCGCTCAAAGGATGTATGACATGATGAAAAAATTAGAAGCAGGAGGAAGAGTATAATGGCTGAAGTAGTAAGAACAGCCCCAGCAGAATTTATCGAAGCAGGTGCAAAAACATATTTAGACGATCTTACAAAAGCAATAGGTCAGTTTAAAACCACAGATCTTTCTACTATTATGGGTCCACAGTTTATTGCTGGACCTGGTGCATTAACAACACAAGCAGAAGCGTTAGCTCCTGGTCTTGGTGGCTTTCAACCTTTCTTACAACAAGCACAACAATTAAGAGGACCTACAGCTTACCAAGCTTACATGTCTCCTTTTCAACAGGATGTTATTGACACAACATTAGCAGAGTTTGATGTGCAAGCTCAAAAAGGTTTACCTTCATTAGCAGCACAAGCTATTGCAGCTGGTGCATTTGGTGGTGGCCGAGAGGGTGTACAAAGAGCTGAGTATCAAGCAGCGAGTGACAGAAACAGAGCAGCATTACAAGCACAATTATTAGGACAAGGTTTTGCACAAGCACAAAATTTAGCTGCGCAAGACTTTAATAGAAACATTCAATTAGCTCAACAAACACCTGCATTGCTAGGTCAACAGATCTCTGCATTAACAGGTTTAGGCGCGGCACAAGCAGCGAGAGCACAACAAGGTTTAACAGCTCAACAACAATTATTATCAAGACAAGCTTTACAACCATTAGAAGCAGCGCAACAATTTGGTTCTGGTGTTACACAATTAATTGCAGGATACCCTGGTAGAGAAAACATTTTACCACCTACACCTACACCATCACCATTAGCAACAGGACTTGGAACAGCATCAACGTTAGCTGGTATTTACAGATTAATTAATCCAGCTCAACAACAACCAATAACTATAAGAAACGTAACAGGATAATGAGTATAACTTTAAAAAGACCAATGTTTAGAAAAGGTGGTGAGGTCATGGAAGGTATCATGACTGGTATTAAGACTAGAGAAAATTTTGCAGAAAAAGCTGTATCTAGTGATATGGCAGAGCAATTAAAAAACGTTCAACAAAGAGTTAATTTTATAGATCAAGTTGCTGGTATAGGAGGTAGTCCATTATCAGACCCATTAACACAATTCTTATTAACAGCTGGCCCAGATTTAGTAGCAGGAAAAGCAGCAGGTGGAACTAAATTACAAGAAATCATT